ATGCATCGGCATCCAGACAAATATAAATGTCTCGTACTCGTTTTTCAATAATTTTTTTTTGAAGTGCTGGTTGAATAATTTTACCAAATAAAGGTATTGCATTTCTTTTAATTGCAATTGCATCAAATGCACCTTCACATAGAACTATAGGCTGTGACCAGTTTATAGTTAAATCGAAACCAATAATATCTTTTGATATCTTAGGATTCTTATGTTTAAATTTATCAGCTTTATAAAATGCTCTGCTAACAAAATAATTTAATTGACCATCGCAATCATAACTCGGTATAATAATTTTGCCGGAATATTCTCCGGATTCACAATAACCAATTCTATATTTTAAAATATCAAATATTGTAACGCCTCTAGACGATAAATAATGAATTGCATTGCGAAAGTCCGGTGTATTTTTTTTATTCCACAACGGAATATATTCTGCAGGAAGTTGTATTGTTTGTGTTACTTCTTTTTTATCATCATGATTTCTATACTTAGATGATTCAATTATTTTAGCTAGTTGTTCAAAACGTTCTTTTGGTAAACCCATTTGTTTAAACAAACTAGAAATAGTTCTACCCTTTTTATCAGATATCCAACAATGCCATGGATTTTCTCCATTATGATTTGTATTGATATCAATTTCTAATTTAGGTTTATAGTGTGAAGTAAATGGCGAGAAGAATGCAATATTATTACCAGAAGTAGTTTTACCTTTACCTAGTACCGATTCTAATAATTGTAGAAGTTTAAGATTCTTCATATTATAATATATGAAAATTCTGTAAGGAATCCAATTAATAATAATATTAATAATATATTATAGTTAAGCACATACATTACATTCCTGGCTTAACGATCGATTCAATAAATGAATCAATCTATTAATTAAATAAATTTCATTAATCTTCATGAATATATTAAAAATTTTTCGTAATTCCAACCTTACACAAAGAATTTTTTAACATCGATTGGTTTTTCGTCTTTTTTCAAGCATTCTGCCATCCATTCTTCAGGTATAGATTTTTTTGCAACATGATTTATACCTAGCTTATTTGCATACATTTCATATGTAGTTTGACTACCTTTTGATATTTTTTGAGTAGGTGCTTGAAATACCATGCGTATATCAATTCCAGGATTAGATGCTAATACATGTTTCATTTTTAAACGATCAGCACTAGTCCATCGTCCTTTTGTTTCTACAAACATGAAGCTACCATTCTTTTTAACGAAAACGAAATCCGGAGTATATTTTGCTTTGCGTTCAGGTACTATATAATTTAGTGTTTCTGTCTCATAATTCAAAGGATAATCAGTACTTTTTATTTGTTCTGAAACTGTTAGTTCTAATCCTGATTTGTAACCATGTTTTAAAGCATTAGCTCGTTTTGAATTTCCTGAGCTGTGAAAATGATTTTTTCTCATAACTTATTTTAAGTATTTTTTAAATTACATCAATATAATTGCCTGGAAGCCAATAATATTTCGGTTTACCTTCAAATTTAGAACTACTTTTAATATAGAAATATGTATAAATAATTGGTTTTTTATTTACCGATTGTTTCCAATTATTTGCTACATAAATTTTATTGCCTTTAATTTGATCTGATATTATATCGCCAATTTTAGCATTTATTATCTTATAATCCGATTGATTCTTTGATAAAAATCCGCTGCTAATAGAACCATTTGATTTATTTATCTGATCAACTGTTACTGCTTCAAATCCTCGAAATACACTGTCTTGTATCCCAGTACGTATTTTATATGATTTATCATATGTTAATAATTTTAATGCAGCACTTGTTACAAAATCACCCATCTTAAAAGATGTTTTAATAGATTCGTATGCTGTAGTATTAATTAAAAAACCATTTTCCATACGAAATAATTTATCTCCTTCAGGAATATTAGTGTCTTGATCAGCTGGAGTATCTAATTTTTTAAAGTATGTATTTAATTTTTTAATACTGTCAGCAAATCTAGTATCGTCTGATATATTAAAGGTTTTACCTGTTTTAATGTTTTTTGCCCACCATTTATTATCTTTAAATGCATATACATACATTGTATCATTTGGATACTCATATGAATATTCATTATCCAATGGAGCTGCTTCTAATAAAAAATTTTTTAATCGTATCATTATTTCCTTTTTTATCACCAATCAACCATGACCATTTTTCCAGACCAAATCATAATGTTGGAAGATTTAAAATCTAAATCTAAATCTAGATCCGGGATTCCTAGTTTGTTAATATCTATTTGAAGTGCTTTAATAAAATTCATTATGATCGGGTCAACACGTTTCAATCCAGCTGCGTTAACAAAATCGAACAAAGAAACTTCTCCGCCTTGCTCATATGAATATTGATTGTATTTTTCAACAATGCGATCAATACCACGTTTTAATGCTGACGGTAATTTATCAGCATTTGCCATTAAAATAACATCTTCATATACAGATGTTACGCCGCGTAGATCACCAACATAATAAACTGGAATAAATGTAGAATATTCTGTTATTTTATTTTGTATTTTACGTGCAACTTCTATTTCATCTGTACTTGTTGTTATTTTAAAAACTAAATCTTCATCATTTAATTTATAGACCCGACCGTTATCACCTTGACCAACGAATCGGAATCGGCTGCTCTCGATATTTCTGCCAATTTGAGCTAATTCCTGATCAGTCATTTCATAAAGTAATTGTTTTAATCGTATCATCATTATCCTTTAAATGTTATATCTTTATCTAAATCTAAACGAATTAAGAAGTTCATATCAACATCATTACGTTTGCGAATTGGTTGCGCTAATTTACCAATAGCTAAAAGTTGACCAAAATTGTCATACAACCCAATCGTTGTTATATAAGGAGCAAATACACTACTTGATGCAAATGGTAAATATGTTTCATTGTTATCTTGTGTAATAGTTGGATTCAATGACATATTAAAATCTCCAGAATCTAAACGTGTTACAACATTCATTTCATACAAAGTTTTTGTACTACGATATGATGCAGTATACGGTGTTTTCAATAAATCATTAACTCGATAATCTGGCGATGAGAATACTATAATTCCTTGTTGTCCAAATACATTTCCTACATATTGAGTTTGCAACGCAGACCCGCCTTCAGATCTATTAGCTAAATTAGTTACCTGAGTGTTAGTTAATGATTTATTAAATATTCGTATTTCGTCTATACAGCCTTGCAAATTAAAACTAGTTGCAGAATAGCCTCCGATAGATAATGAATCAAAATTATCAATTCTAGCAGAAGCAGTAAATGGCGATGATGATCTTTGAAGCAATGAACTAGTTACAGCAGAATGCAATGTTCCGTTAATAAACATTGCTAATGTATTATTAACTTTTTGACAAGTTACATGATACCATGAACCAGTAACAACAATTGATGATGTAATTTGTGCTTTAAATGTAGTACTACCTGCAGCAGAAAAAATCAACTGATTACTACCGCTCAATTCAATTTTAAATGGATATACTGGAGATAATGAACTAGATGCTTTTGCTAATATCAATTGATTAGAAGTAGTTGCATTTGCTCCACTAATAAAAAATGATATCGCATAATTATGATCACGATCATAATTTCCGTCAATCGATTGTTTAATATAACCCGAACCTTCAAATTTTGCAGCATGACCTAAACTACGTTTTTGCACAGTTGTGGTAGTAATACCTGGAATATATGAAACACCCTCTGAATTATATGTAATTCTAGAAGTATCAAAATATTCATTGAAGCCTTCATAAAATTTTACATCGGTAACAATTGAAGAAGTATTAAATGCGGTGTTAATAATATTACCATATCTATCACTTGAATATGATCCTGATACAGATGATGTAAATGTAAATGATGCTGGTTTTATTCCTTCGCCAATCTTTACTTGTGGTATAGAAAAAACAGATGCGGTTTGAAATAATCCTTTTTTAGTTTTATTGACATCATTCGGACCAAATGTATTTATTGGTTGCGTTCTGTATTTATAGAATAAATGATTAATAGAATAATATATAACAGATTGTAAACTGCCATCAATATTAGATGCATCATTATATGTTAATTCTGTATCCAAATCTGGCAATACATTTGAATATATACCTTGCAAGGGCAATAAACTTGATGTAATACTACCAGATACAATTGTCCAAGATTTATAAACTTGAAATGGAGAAACACCTATATCAGAAATATCTATTTTTTTAAAAACAGTAGGATATGTTCCGTTATAAGGATTTTCAGTATGTTGTAATCTTATTTCTGCCATGTTAGTAAAAACCCCGATACATTTAATATAAATATACCGGGGCTTAATTCATTAAGAATTTTTTAGAAATCTAATTTAACTCGTATAAGAGCTTCTCTTTGGAATGATTTCAACAACGGTTTAGAAAGTTTAGCTACCGCTAATAATTCTTGGCTGTCATTATATAAACCTACCGTAGTAATATATGTTTTAGGATCTCCAATAAATGTTGATTCTGCAATTTCACCAACTGACCCAGTTACGTATGATGGATTATTTGAAAAATTATATTCAGCATTTTTAATTCTTACAAAATAATGTGTGCTTGTAACTTTTTCAGAATTTCTTGCTAAGAAACTATATGCATCTCCCGTTGCAGTATTGGTAAGTAATGCAGATCCTGATATTGAATGATATAATGCAAAATGATTATTACCTTCTGAACTAGAACCAGTATTAGTTTGGAAATTTAATTTTTGATCTAACATTTTACCATCTAACACTAATACGCCGTGGTCTGGATAAGCTATACCATAATATTGTGGTGCTGATACATTAAATACGCCACCATTTAACGACCCTGATACGATATTATAAACTTTTCCAGATGTTGTATTAGACCCATTTGAAATAGTTGAATCATCAATTAATTGAATAACTGTAGTACCAGATACATTAACACTTCCCGTTGCATTTGCAGGTCTAGAACTTGAAATAGTTCGTAATGGCAATTCCCAATTACCTGCATCTAAACGTTCTTTTACTCTATCACGTTTAAAATTAACAACATAAACATAATCAGTTGAACCAGACCCAGCAGTGGTAAAACGACTGTCATTTGGATTAAGTAAAAGTTGACGATATTGTGAATAAATTGCTTTTGATGGCGAATCATTAAGTTGACCTTGCGAATCAGATCCACTACCTAATGCATGTCCGAATGCTAATGAATATTGTACTGCAGAACCAGTTGCTGTCGGAGTTGCTTGATAAACATCGATGTAATATTTTCTTTGAGTTGTAGTTTGTGTTGATGATGTAAAATATGTTTTTAATCCAGCAACACCATTACTCCATAACCCAGCAGTAACCACTTCTGTTTGATTTTTTACAATATCATTAACTGCATCAAATTTTGTAAATACACGTCCGTTTCTTGCTAATATCTGAGATTGTTGTTGTTGTGCAACTATTTCATTAGCCAATTGTTGTGCCAACTGTTGTACTTGTTGATTAACAGCTGCTGACACACCCGCAGCCGCCGGCGCCGGCGTCACAACATTCGTTGTTTGTCTAGCCGCTTGATTTGCTTGTCCAACTGCCGCTAATAAATTATTAGTTACTGGAACGCCGCCTTGTTTCGGTTGTTGTTTTAAAATTTTAATGAAATTA